TTTTGAACCAGCGGGAACCGCGGGTGTTGATCCTGATAAACTTTGCCCCGCATCAATCAAGCATGCGGCATTGTTATTGGTTGGCCAATATTATGACAATCGCCAAGCCATCACAGTTGGGGTTCAGAATTCACCATTGAATTTCGGGTTTCAATATTTGTTGGATGCTTATAAAATAAGTGTTTTGTCATGAACGCCGGATTGATGGATCAATTGGTTTCTTTGCAATCTTATTCAGAAAGCATTGATTCAAACACCGGTGAAAAATTGCAATCATGGTCCGAATATGCAACCGCATGGTCCCGCATTCAAGAAGCAGAATCAGGGATTGAAAGTGTTGATGCGGACCGAAGGGAACACAAACAAACTGTGCAATTTACCATCCGATACAATTCATCAGTTCAGGTGAAACACCGCATTGTTTGGGATTCAAGAAATTTTAACATCATCAACATTGCGAATATTGATCGCGACATGTATTTGAAAATTCAAGGCGAATTGGTAGAATGAAAAATCAGGTTCAAGGATTGGCGGAAACAATTGATGCATTGCAAAAAATTGGTGTTGAAATTGACACCGAAAAATTGCGCGCAGATATTCGAGAATTGGCAAGGCCGGTCATCGACACCGCAAAATCATTGGCACCGCATGATTCAGGACAATTGGCAAGTTCAATCGGGTTTATATCCAATTCAGATGCGAAATATAAGTACACAGTGATGATTGCGCCCAATTTGCGCAGTGAACATGGATATTTGGCATTGTGGTATGAATTTGGAGGTCAGGCGGAAAGATTCACAAAATCGGGGGCGCATCGCGGCCGGATTCCAATGCACCCATTTATGCGACCAGCATTTGACATGCATAAAAATAGAATTGCCGAAGCAATCAATGAGAATATCAGAAAGCGCATTATTGATTTGGCTAAAAAACACAATATTTCAACAAAATAAAATATAAAAAAATAATAATATGGCAACCACAGGAATCACCAATGGAACATTGATCGCTATTTACAAAGACATCAGCGGAACACTAACAAAAATCGCCAATGCGACATCAAATGATTTTACAATCACTAAAGACATGATCGAAACAACCAACAAAGATTCAGCCGGCGCGAAAGAATACATCGCGGGTGAGTATGGATATACAATGTCGGTTGAAGGTATGTTTGAAGAAGATGGATCAGTTGGTGCATTAATCAGTTGGAAAGAAATGATCACTGATTTATTGGCCGGAACATCGGTGACAATTGTCATGACATCAAATGTCGCCGGCGATTTGAAATTAAGCGGATCAGCATTGTTTAATGATTTGAAATTGACCGCCCCACAAAATGCGGTTTCAACATTCACTGCATCGATTCAAGGAACCGGCGCATTGACTGTTTCAACTATTTAATTAAAATTTGCCTATATTTGAGGCATGAAAAACAAAATTGAAATAGGGGGTGAAATTCATCCCCTTATTTTTAACATGAATTCATTGCGCAATGTGATGTCGCACATTGGCATGGAATCATTCGCAGATTTGCAAAAGCATTTGGACATGGCAAAAACTTTGGATTTGTCTTTGGTTTGTGCATTTTATGGCATTTTGGAAGGGTATGAAATTGATGGAAAGCAATCGCCATTTTTGACCGAATCACAAATTGGTCGAAAAATTACAAAGTATACCGAATTATTGCCGGCCATGAATGGTTTTTCACAAGCCATCACCGATTTTTTCACCATCGAAGAAGGCGAAGAAAAAAAGTAAGTGCCAGCAATGAAGGCCCACCATTGACATGGCGCAAAGTCGAACAAATTGCATTCGGCGAAATGGGCATGAATGAATTTGATTTCGGTCGGTGTTCACCAAGATATTGGCGCGCCCGATTGGTTGGCATGCGCAATGCACAATATCAAGAATTTCAAAATCAATGGGAAATGTCGCGATGGATGGCGGCAACAATTATGTCACCCCATTTGAAAAAACCCATCGCCCCAAACAAGTTGATGGCATTCCCATGGGAAATCATTGAACCTGATGATATTGTTGCAAAAATTACTCAATATGCGGATATATTTGCGAAGTTAACCCCGCCAGCCGAAGCATGAAAGCAATAAATGCAGTTTATAATATTTTATCCAATAATGCAGCATTGACGGCGGTTGTTTCAACCCGAATCAATCCATTAAGGATCCCACAAGAATCATCATTTCCGGCGATTTCTTATCAATTGGTTTCATTGGTTCCACACCCATCCAAATCGGGACCATCGGAAAGTGATTTTGCAAGGATTCAGATCAATTCATTTGGAACATCTTATCAAAGCGCAGTTCAGGTTGCCGATCTTGTCAGAAATGCGATGCAATTGACATTGCCGGCGACATTCAATTCGGTATTTGTTCAGACATGCGAATATGATGGTGAAGCGCATATGAGTGAAGATAATGCGGGATTTGCGGGAATTTATCATATTGCCCAAGATTATATCATTAATTACAACAAATAATGGCCAAATCCCAATCACTCAATATCATCATCGGGGCCGATATTCAAAACCTTAAAAAGGGATTGGATGCGGCGGTTGTTGCAACCCAAAAAGCCGGCAAAGATTTGTCAGGCGCGACCGGTGAGGCCATCAAAGGGATGCAAGATCAGTTTGCCAAGTTGGCCGCATCAAAGCCATCAATGGCAACTGTGCGACAAATGCAAAATATTGCAATGACGGCCCGATCATTGGGTCCTGAATTCCAACAATTTGCAAATGAGGTGATCAAAGAGGCCGGCCGGATTAAAGATTCAGTTGGTGACATGCGGGCGGAAATTGGATATTTTGCCAGCGATACAAGGCGATTGGATGCGGTGTTGGGTGGTGTTCAAGGTTTGGCCGGTGCATTCAGCGCGGTTGAAGGCGCGGCGGCATTGATGGGAATTGAATCAAAGGATTTGCAAAAAACAATGGTTCAATTGCAAGGTGCATTGGCATTGGTTAATGGATTGCAAGCGGTTCAAAATGCATTGCAATCCGAAAGCGCATTTATGGTTGGATTAAACACCGCAGCAATGAGAATTCAAACCTATGTGATGGGTCAAGCAACAGTTGCGGCGCGGGTTTATGCCGGCGCATTAATAGCAACCGGCGCGGGCGCAATCTTGGTTGCAATCGGATTGATTGCATCAGCATTTTCCAATGTCAAGGACAAAACAAAAGACACAACAAAAGCGGTTAATACATTAACCGAGGCATATAACAAGCAAGCGGAATCATCCAAAGAAGCATCAAAGAACGGGATGGAAATCGCCGATCAATTGTTGAAGAAAGAATTGGATGCCGCCAAATTGCGCGGTGCAAGTGATAAGGAACAAACACAAATTGAAATTGCATTTTGGCAAAAAAGGAAATCCAATTTGGAATCCAATTTGGCCAATTATGACAAATATTCGGCGCAATATTTACAAATTAGCCGAAATATATCAGAAACCGAAGGGAAAATTGAAGAACTGCAAACAAGCCAATCAATTGCCAATGCCGACAAAAGGCGCGAAGCAAAAAAGAAGGCGCAACAAAAAGAATTTGATGATTCAATTGCATTGATCAAAGCCCAAGGGCAAGCGACAAATGATGCTGAAAGATTCTTTATTGAACAAAATAAAAAGATTAGGGAAAAGGCCGCATCGGATTTGTTGAAATCAAAACAATTCAGCGGAACAAATATGATTGCCGGAACCGCAGTTCCACCGGTATTGATTCAGGTTAAAATTGATGATAAAAGCCGATCGCAAATTGTTCAAGACATGGACCAATTGACAACCGACATTTCAAAGTCAGTTGAAACCCTTGGTGAAGATTTGGCAATTGGATTGGGCGAGGCATTAGGAAATGCATTGTCAGGTCAGGGCAACCCATTTGAAGATTTTGCAAAAGTAATTTTGGGTTCAATTGCGAACTTTATTAAAACAGTCGGAAAACAATTGATTGCATATGGTATTGCGATTTCGAAATTTAAGGCAGCATTTGTTAATCCGGCCGCCGCAGTCGCCGCCGGTATTGCAATGGTTGCATTGGGAACCGCGGTTTCATCACAATTGAAAGCCGGTCCATCAGTGCCAGCATTTGCCGATGGTGGTATTGTCAGCGGGCCGACATTGGGATTGATGGGTGAATATCCAAATGCAAGGTCAAACCCCGAAGTTATTGCGCCATTGGACAAATTAAAAACACTAATGAAACCCGAACAATCATCCGGCGGATTTATAGCATCCACAACAATTCAGGGTCGCGATTTGGCGATTGTTTTAGAAAGATACAATAAAGATTCAAAGCGCGGGTAATGAGAAAATATGTCGGTTCCTTCAAAAGTATTCAAAATGTAACTTATCGCATTGAATTATGGGATGATCCATCAGGAACAACACCCGAAATCACCGCGCGATTATATGCGGCAAGAGTATTGGCCGCCGGAGGTTATCAAGAAGGATCATCATGCCTATTAACTAAATTACAATCGCTTAATTCATCCACCGAATTAAAATTGGCCGGCAATGGTTTCAGCATTGAAAGGCAAGGCGAAGGCGATTCAGTATATGAAAATTTTGTCAGATCATCCCGCGCAACCGCGCAATGGGTGATGCCTGATCAAACAACCTTGGATGATTTTATTGCAATTCAAACCATGGCGGAAACCGCATGGGCGATGATCATTTATCGCGATGATGTCATGTTTTATGTTGGTCGGGTATTGGCGGACCAAATGACCCGATTGCGGGAATCAATTCAATCAAAACCAATCATTGATTTGGCGGCGGTTGATGGATTGGAATTGATGGATGGATTCAAGGTAAAATCGGCATGGTTTACCAATGGCAAAATCACCATTTCATATCTGATCCGCAAATGTTTAGAATCATTTGATTTATGGGAATATTGGGCCATCAATGGAACCCAAACACAATATTTATATGAAGGTGTTTTGTTGCGGGAATCGCATGCATCCCGATTGGGAATCGACATGTACAAAGTGGATGAATACACCTTTTTGACCAATTTTGATCCATTTAGTGATGTCAAGGTAGTTGATGCGGTCGGTTGGTTGGTTGAACCAAATTATCTTTCATGTAAACAAGCATTGGAAAATGTATTGTTGATGTTTGGGGCGCGCCTAATCCACGAACTTGGTGCCTATTATGTTATACCACCAACCGCATATAATAGTGCCACCACAATCAATTTAAGGCAATATTCATACACCGCACAATATATAGGAACAACAACATACACCCACCGACAAACAATCGGCAATGATGTTCGACCATTGTGGATGGCAAAACCTTCTTTGTATTATCAGCCAGCGGCCCAATCGGTTACAGTTAACACAAAGCGACAAAATCTTGCAAAAGAATTGCGCAATTATACCAATCGCGGATCATCAATATTGGAATTAAGGGTTTATGATGTTCCGACCGGATCAACACCGGATGATGCACCAATGCGAATCCGCCTAATGGCAAAGTCATTGAAGCGAAGCATAGTTGATGCCGGTATAACATATGTTGAAGATTCGACCGATCTTTATTATCGCATCAAATTGTTAGATTCAGGCGGAAATATCAGGGTATTGAACAACAATGGATATTGGGTGACCGGTAGTGTGACAACCCAATTGTATCGAATGCCAACCCGCGACATCAAGGGTGGTTGGATTACATCGGAATTTGAATTGACATGCACAACCGCGCCGGCCGGATTTACCGAATTGCGCATTGAATTAGAAGTCCATGGAAATGTATTGCCTTATTCAAGTGGTGGCAAATGGAAAAATGGAAATTCCGCAACCAAGGATTTTTGGGGATCAATTCAGGTTTCATTCGCCGATGCATCAGCATATAAAAATGCCGATTATACTTTTGATATAACCGAAGTTGTGACCGCAGCCGCCGGGAATTTGGTCAATTCAACCCCAATCATATTGGATCCGGTATATTATACCGATGCACTAAAATATGGCTTGGGTAATTGGTTGGTGTATAATGGAACCACCGATGTTTTGGCATCTGATTGGTATGGTGGTTGGGATTCCATCACCCATGGAACAATCACCAAAATGTTGGGATTGCAGATGGCATCAGTTTATTCAAACTTTTTGCCGGTCATTCGCGGGAATTGGGTTGATTCAGGAACATTGACATCAATCAAATCATTGTATTTTGACAATTATGCATGGGTTTTGAATGGTGTTCGATTTGATGCAAGGTCCGAACAATGGGATGGTGAATGGTTGGCAATTTCGCCGGTTTATACTTCATCAACATCATCCGGTGAGGGATTGCGGGTCGATAAGTCATCAACAAAGAATTTAGATGATCGATTGAATTACACCGAAACCGCGGTTGCCAATTTGAATGGATCAATTTCAGCGGTTCCAAATCAGGTGTTGGAACATTTGGTGAATTATGCTGATCAGGCCCCAACAACACAACCCACCCAAACAACACAATGGGAAGTGATGTTGAAATATACCGATTCCACCGATTCGGTGACATGGTTGGTTCAGGAACATGGGACATTCAAGACATACACCGCCGGGACCCATTCATTAGATTTGGCATTCGAAGGTCATTTGTTGAATGGGGCCGGTGGAACAATCACAATCAATTTGCCAGCGGTTGCCGAACAAAAAGGCAAAAGATATTATTTTGTAAAGTTGGGATCAGCGCACACCGCGGTCGTCAATGCATATGCCGGACAAACAATCAATGGGGTTGATCATATGAATTTGAATACAAATTATGAATCAAAAACCATTATTTGTGATGGGTCAGCATGGTATATTATTGCCAATAATCCATAATTGTTGTAAATGTTTAATGTCATGCGATTATTTTTGAATCATTATGGCACAAGCAAGCGCAGATATCATCGCGGGTTCACAAGGATTCAAAAGACATGGGGCCGCAACAGTCACCGGTGTTTCTTATGATGCAATCGTCCCACAAGAGGACACAATTTTTACCTCATTTTCGGTTCAAGGCGACAATGAATCAAGCGGCACAAATGTTTTGAGTGCGCGCGGGATGTCATCAATCACCTTTCAACAAGGCGCATATTTGCCCGCCGGAAAAGGTTATAAAATTGTCGGATTTATTATTTCATCCGGATCGGTTATAGGTTATTAATCAAAAATCATGTTAACATCGCAAACACTCGGAATTGGCACGCGAGGCGGGGCGAATTTTAGGGGCCAAGGTTGGTCCCTTGTTTTGGCTTACAAAGCGCGCATCACCGCCGATGGCGGATATTATGAAGGCATTTCATGTTTGTTGAATAAACTAAATAATTTATAATATGTCAGATTTATTGAATGCGGCATCATTGATCATGATTCCATCCGGTTATTCGGAAGACAAAGTTTATAGTGCAGTCCCGACCGACGGCAACGGTGATTTAAGTTTTACCCGTTCTAGTAACGGAACCCGAATAAATAGTGCGGGGTTGGTGGAGGTTACGCCGTGGAATTTGTTGGAGCAATCAAATACTTTTTCAAATGGTGCAATATGGGGTTTGTCGGATGCAACAATAACGGGTGGCCAATCGGGATATGATGGAACAAGCAATGCTTGGAAATTACAATCAAGTGGCGGTACCAATACTTATATTGCCCAAGGCACTTTTTCAGGATTACGAACACAAAGTATTTATGCGAAGGCAGGAAATACAAGTAAATTTTCTATAATTGTGGGCGGATATGGGAATGGAATGCAATTTGATTTGTCAAATGGTACGATTGTAACAAATAGCAATAGTTCATATTTTAGTGGCTCTATTACTTCGGTAGGGAGTGGATGGTATTATATTGTAGTTACAATACAAGCAACTGCACCTACTTATGCAATGTTAGTTGCCCCACAAAATTTATCAAGTGGGGGCATTACTCTTGGCGATTATGTTTTTATTCAAAACGCACAACTAAACATCGGCTCAACCGCCAAGCCCTATTTCCCCACTACCGACCGATTAAATGTTCCACGCCTAACCTATCAAAATGGCGGGGGCGGATGTCCAAGTTTGTTGTTGGAGAAGCAGAGTACGAATTTGTTGTTGAGAAGCGAGGATTTTTCAACTACTTGGACATTGAACGGCGCAACAATTACCGCCAATTCGACAACATCGCCCGACGGAACACAGAACGCAGACACTTTAACGGGGGCAAGTGGTAATTTTAGAATTTATCAAATTGTTTCGGGCTTATCAAGTGTTGATTATACATTCAGCGTTTTTGCCAAAAAAGGAACTGCAAGCAAAATTTGGTTTGATTTTGTCAATGTAGCGGATGGCCCATCTTTTGACTTTAATACAAAAACATGGTCAACATCAAGCGGATGGACAACGAGTTATGAGGAGCATGGGAATGGTTGGTTTAGATTAATAGGCAAAAGAGCAAGCAACACAACAAGTGCGGGATTAGGTTTGAAGGTTGCTGCAGCCAATGAAACTGTTTTTATTTGGGGTGCACAGATGGAACAATCATCCTATGCTACATCCTACATCCCAACAACATCAGCAAGTGCCACAAGGGTGGCGGATGCTTGTAGCAAGACAAGTGCAACCGCTTTAATCGGTCAGACGGAAGGTACAATTTACGGGCATTTTAATGTATTGGCAGCCCCATCAGAAAGCCAATCAATTTGGCTACGCAAAGCGAGCGGGGGGTTATATGGTGACATTATGTTTATTTTGACTAACAATGCACAACAAGCAAGGGCAGAAGTTGGCGCGGGAGGTGTAACACAATTTAGTTACACGGGTTCCACGGGGCTTAGTTTAGGGTGGCATAAATTTGCCTTAGCATATAAACAAAATGATTTTGCTTTCTATGTTGATGGGGTACAAATGGCCACAGATAATAGCGGAAATGTACCTACTTGTGATGAAATGTATTTAGGTTATTATATCGATGGAGGCACGCGACAAACATCGCAAAAAGAAGCCATCCTATTCCCAACCCGCCTAACAAACGCAGAACTTGCCTCACTCACAACCTTATGAAAACCTTTTTGAAGTTCGAATTTTCCCCTACACAATGGGCAACCCTTCGCAAGTTAATAGAAACAACTACAACCACACCCGACGGGGCAAAAGTCCAAAGTTGGGTTGATTGTGCAGTTGTTGAAATTGGTTTTATTTGTTTAGAGTGGGGGCAAGTGGATGACAAACCCGTTTGCACAAAGCAGTCAGACAAATGGGCGGTGGATATTCTATTCTATGCAGAAGTTCCCAAAGAGTTTGAGCCGTTCGCGGTTTATCCAAATCCTTGTGGGGTGCATACTTTTTCAGGGGATGAAAGTTTGTACCTAAAAAGTTTCTGCGCGAAATATCCTGAATCTGAATTTTGCAAATTACCAGAACCAATTGAACCAATCAAATAATGAAACAATTTCAGAATGACACAACCGCGGCAATCGCAACCGGAATCAGCGGATCAAGTGCAATCATCACTTTTGCGCAAATTTATCAACCTTTGGTTACCTTTGGTGTGGGGTTGCTTGGTATTATATCGGGCATTTTGGCGATTATTTATTGGGCTAAAAAAATCGACAAAATAGATGGCAAAAATTAAAGCATCAACATCCGGTGCATTCAAAGCAAAACCGCGAAAGAAATTGCGCCGTCATACAAAGCATATAAACAAACACAAATCATCGAAACCGAATGTCGGTCAAGGTTAAAAAACAATATCATGAGCATATACACAAAAAAAACAGAATTCGGGGTTAATGGTTATTATAAACCAACACCCGCAAAATTTCGCAAAGTTGGTGATGCATTATTGGTTGGTTCCGCACTTGTTTCAACACAATTTGGTGACAATCCAAAAGTGATGTTGATCACACAAATCGCCGGTATTTTAGGAAAATTCCTGACCAACTTTTTTCACTAAGTTTTTATGAAACAAAAAGCCATCATTGAAATCAATTGCGATTTCAAGCATCGGCGCATTTTGTTAATTAGTGATTTGCATTGGGACAATCCGCATTGTGATCGCCAATTATTGAAAAGGCATTTGGATGAAGCGGTGGCCGGAGGTCATGACATCCTGATCAATGGCGATTTGTTTTGCGCAATGCAAGGCAAATATGATGGCCGCCGGTCAAAATCTGACATGAGGCCGGAACACAACAATGCCAAATATCTTGATTCCTTGGTTGAAACCGCGGCCGAATGGTTTGCACCATATGCGCAGAACATCAAGATCATTGGTTATGGCAACCATGAAACCAGCATATTGAAACATTGTGAAACCGATTTGATTGAAAGGTTGGTTACTTTGTTAAATGCCAACACCAAATCATCAATTGAAATTGGCGGTTATGGTGGATGGGTGATTTATAGATTCAGGCGCGGCGATCGCGCATCAACACCATTCAAAATCAAATATTTTCATGGATCAGGTGGGGGCGGTGTTGTGACAAAAGGTTCAATTCAATTCAACCGGATGATGACAATGATTGAAGGGGCCGATGCAATTTGGATGGGCCATGTCCATGAATCAATGGAAATGACCTACACAATGGAAAGGTTGACCCAAAAAGATACAATTGTTTTGCGCGATGTCCTGATGATTAGAACACCAGCATACAAAGAAGAATATCAAGATGGATCAAAGGGATGGCATATTGAAAGAGGCGCGCCACCGAAGCCATTGGGCGGTCGATGGTTGGAATTAAAACCATATCGCGATGAAGATCAAATAAATCGCATTGCAGCGCATACCTACAAAACAAATTGACATGATCACAATTGCAATATTAAAAGCGACAATGGCCAAATTAGGTCACAAATTCTTTGAAAATGGTGACTATAATGTCAACATCATTGGCATCAGGAATTCAGCAACCGGCCAGCGGGTCACAAATCAATTTGATGATAAAATGGTTGTGGCCTACAAAGAAAAGGACAATTGGATGATCAGTGAATGGGCCATCACAACCGACAATGGCGCGGGAACTGCAAGGGTCAAGCCGGGGCAATATCGCGGGTCCCATGCCATCGGATTGCATCAAGGCAAATATGAGGCATTAAAACAATGCGGGCCATTGACTGTATATCGCGATGACATCAAAGATGGAATTTATAATGAGCAAAACACCCAAACCGGAATTTTTGGAATCAATATTCACAAAGCCGGTGTCGATTCGGCATTGGTCAACAATTGGTCCGAAGGTTGTCAGGTATTCAAGCGGACCCAAGATTTCAACAAATTCATGATATTAATGAAAAAAGCGGCCGCCTATCATGGCAACCGCTTTTCATACACTCTTATTGATTCAAAAGATTTGTTGATCAAATAATGGGTCATTAAACACCCATTTGTAACATATTTATACCTTTTTATGTTACATTATCCAATCACTTATTGTCACCGGTTACAATAAGTGATCAATCATCATTTCGATTGATTTGCGACAATATCAATGGTTTCATCGGCACTATATAACCCCATCATGATTTCGGGGCAATAGAGGCGACCAAAAAAGGCCGCGGCGCTATATTTCAACATCAATTCAGGCATGGTTTTCCATTTTGATCCGGCCTTATCAATCCATCCTTCTTGTTTTGCCATTTCCATTGTCACCAATGGTCCTTCGATAATTTCACCGGTACTGCGATCAGTTGCAATGGCCCGACATGATTTGTCATCCGATTTGAATCGGAGGGTGCCAAATTTCCCGCATGAATTAATTGATGCGATGATGAAAGATGATGCCCAAGATGGGCGACCATGGATGATGTGGAGATTTTGCATAACCATCAAAGGCGATGCATTCATTCGGAAAGCCATTTCAAGGGCCACCATAGTATTGGCGATGTTCCCTTTGTACTGATTGGGAACAAGGTCAGACGATGACAATAATTTGGCGATTCTTTGCGCATGTTCAAATTGCGCGGGGGCAAAAACTTGGCCGGATTCACCGGTGTTTTGCGGGGCGATTGTTAATTCATTGTTTTCCATAGGGATGGCAAAGATAAGAATGCAACATTTGTTTGCAAATTTTATTTGTAATTTTGCGCGAGTTCATCACAGTATTTGTTGTTTTTCATTTGTTCGAAGGGGTCATCATTAGGGGGTGGCCCCTTTTTTTGTCATGGAATTGTCATAAATTTGAAATATTTATCAAGATATGTTGCATTGTGTAAAATTGTCTTTTAACATTGCATCAACAAATAAGAAAAACACAAATGAAAAACACACAATTCAACAATGTAAAAATCGGTGACATCATTATTTTTGACAATAAAGGAATTAATGATGAAGCAATTGTTTGTCAAGTAAATGAAAAAACTTTTGTAGTTAGGACAATGTATTATTTCAAAAACATGCAAGGCATCGACACATTTACAACCCGATTTTATCACTTTCACAAAACCGGTACAAAAACACATCACCGGTATACATTTGGCAATGCCATCGCAATCACAAGTTCAATCAATATCATGGGGGCTTAATCGCCCCCTAATTAATCATTAAACAACTAAAAAACACAAATATGGATTTAATCTACCTAATCATCATCACACCCATTGCCATTGCGGCGATGTTTATTGTGTGGAAATTAAAGCAGTATTCAAAGGACATCAACCGGATGCCGGAAGCCAAACCCTATGAATTCGAGAAAGACAAGTATTTGCCGACATTCGACGAATACACCCAAACCATTTATCAACACAAATTTTACAAAGGAAAGGGATGTCGGTCATGATAAATTTAGCGGCATTTGTATCTTTCATGTCATTCATTGTGACTGCATTGGCCTACAATGCAAGCCGCGCCCAAGTCAGGGGATTGACAAAGCAAATATTTCGATTGACCAAGGCATGCACCGAAGCGGAATTGAATGCGCTGGAAATCAAAAGTAAATTGAACCAAAAATGCGACATCCTGAATACATGGGTGAATTCGCACAATGATTTGATTGAACAAAACACCAATTTACAATCGGAATTGTCGGTGTTCAAAGCAAAGCAAACCAAAAAGCGGGAATGGGATAAATTGTATAAAAGGCAAGTCAGGGCCGAAAAGTCAACTTATAAGTTGATTTCAGCAAAAAAATAACAACCTACAAGATGAAAAATAACACCCCTAAAATTTTGACATTTCTTCGAGGTATCGACGAAGGTCACATCGCAAACATGCGCGCCGAAATTTATTGGAAAATAAAAAATGCGCCATCAATTTCAACCCGATCATTGATATTGGAATGCGGATCACACCAATCGGTGACATCTTCATTGTCATCATTGGAATCCGATGGCCTGATCAGGAAGTCCGGTCAAATCACCATGGATGGCAACATTTATTCGCAATGGGTCGCATTAAGCGACATTGATGGCATCGAAAGTCATGCAAAGCATATCGACATGCAAAAGCGATTGCAATGGGCGGAAAGGGCCTTAAAATGCGGATGGATTGACAATCAGGTGTTTGCATTCCTGATAAGTTATTTGAAAGTTGAAATTTACATGAGCAATGAGCAACAATAAACAAAGTAGCATTGAGTGGTTGGTTGAACAAATCAAAAAAGACATCAATTTGAGATTGAGAGGATTTGATATTGACAAAGCACTTGAACAAGCCGAAGCAATGCGAAAGGATGAAATTAAAAA